CTCCCTCTCGGTCACGCATCTTTCGCGACCATAGCCGTCACTGTATGCCCAATCGACTAGTTTTGTTGCATCAGCAAAAACCGCTCTGCGCCTCGGATCGCCGTGCAAGGCAGCCCATCCACGCCAAATCACGTCAAATTCCTACGCGATCACGCCTGCATTAAGCTGGTCGGCCACCGTCTGAAGAGCCCGCTGCCAACGCCGCCACGCGGTCGTCCGGTCGCAGGCGAAGCGGATGGTGATTTCCCTCCAGCCGTAGCGCTTAGCCCGCATCCAGACCAGATGGCGCTGCTCGACCTCCAGCCATTGCACCCAACGCATTGTCTCGAGCATCTTGTCGATGTCCTCTGGGCTCGGTGGGAAGGGTCGAAACGTCTTCTCATCCGCAGCAAAGGCTTCCCATTCGGTACGGACAAACGCAGGCCAGCGTTGAAGTAGCCCTGCACACGCACAGGAGGCAGGCGACGACCTGTGGTGGCTGCGTCCTCAAAGCGTGCGGCCACGTCCTCCATCGTCCAAGGGGTTCGATTAGTCATGACGTTGCCCTCCGTACAGTCGTTTGCCGATGCGGCGCACGAACTCCCTCTCAAGGAAGTCCAGACGCTCATCCGACGCATTGACCACCAGGATCTCCTGCTCGCGCCAGCCTCGTTCCTTGATCGCATCCAGATCCATGGCTTGTGGCTGCAGCCGGCCCAGGGGGCAGCGGTATTGGGGTGTTGGCACCTTCATGTCACACCTCCTGCGTCTCGATGGCCCAATGCAGGATGGCCAACGCGTCGGCTTCGTTGTCGTCACTCGGGCTGTGACCGCGTTGCCTAACTGCCAGGATCATCTCGTCCTTGCCTGCGTTGCCTTTGCCGGTCGCGTGCTTTTTGATCGTCCCAACCGGTACGCCCTGGTACGGGATGTTGTGGCTTTCGCACCAAGCCGTGAGGTGGCCCATAAAGCCGCCATAGGCGTGCGCGGCGTCCACCCCAGCGTGGCGACGGACTTCCTCGAAGTACACCGCGTTGATGTGGTCACAGGCAGTGAGCAGTTCAGCCAGCCAGCGCTTGAAACGCAGGAAGCGCATTCCGCCACCTTCAAAGCGCTGCGGCTTGAATTGCTCGGTGCCACTCGTAATCGTCCCGTTTGTGTCCAGCAACGCCCAGCCAGTACGGGTGCCCAGATCGAGGGCCAGAATCGTCGTATTCATCTCTTGCTCCATTTCTGGGGCCAGTGACGGATCTGACGGGTTTGCCGGATATCTCCTTATCGTGTGCGTACGCGCACGCGTAAGGGGTTAATCAGTAGACCTGTCAAATCCGTCACTCGACCCCGCATCAGTCGTCTCGGTAGGGATAGCCGCCCCCGTAAGGCTTCGGACGCAGGCTGATACCCGCCAGCGCCCGCGCACCTCCGGTCAAACGGCACTTGTCGAATTTGCGAGTGGCCATGAGTTCAGCGAAACGCTTGACCGAACCGACGTACTCGCCGGCCCGCTCCGCCCACTCGCGCCAGTCGGTGAACAGCTCGGATACGCCTTCGCGGTGGCTCTTGGAGAGGAGGCAGCGCTCCTCGATCCACTGACCCAGTGCGTCCTCGGCCTCGAAGTGCGTCCTCGGCCTCGAAGTACTCCTCGGTGGCCGACACGACACACGCTGGTGGGCGCAAGCCGTCGCGCTGCCAGGCCAGACAACCATCGACCGCCCACGCCAGGATCCCGTCGCGCTCGGCCAGCAATCGTTCAGTGAGTTGGCCGTCGCGCTTCTCGGGCGGCACCGTTACCGTGAACGGAATCAGGTGCAGACGCCGTTTCATGGCTTCGTCGACGTTGCGGATCGAGGGCTTGTGGTTGCCGGCGATCACCAACTTGAACTGCGGGATGTACTCGAAAAAGTCCTGGCGCATGAAGCGCGCGGAGACCTTGTCGCCACCGGTGATGGCTTTGACCTTGGACTCGTTCCAGCGCCGGCCCTGCTCCGTCTCGATGGAGGCCACGAATCGCGCACCCCGCAGGCCCGCCAGGTCAGTGGGATGCCGGTCTCCCCGCGCCTCCATAAAGGTGTCCATGGGGGCGCTGGTGGCGTAGTCGCCAAGGATCGTGGCCAGCGTGTTCACGAACACCGACTTTCCGTTGGCGCCGGTTCCGTACAGGAAGAACAGCGCATGAGCACTGGTCGCACCAGTCAGGCAGTAGCCGACCATGCGCTGCAGGTAGACCTGCAAATCCTTATCGCCACCGGTCACGTCATCCAGGAACGAGCGCCAGCGCGGGCAGTCTCCACGGGGCGTTGCCGTCGCCAATTTCGTCATCCTGTCCGCGCGATCGTGAGCACGCAGACGCCCTGTGCGGAGATCGACCACCCCACCTGGGGCGTTCAGGGCGAAGAGGTCCGAATCCCACTCGTCTGAGGTTGAAGAGTGCCGACGGTCGGAGCGCGCCAACCGATCCACACCACCGACCGTTCCGCTCGCCAAGAGCTTCGCTGCCAGTCGATGCGAGTCGACCTTGAGCGCTGCCTCCCGACAAATCGAGCGGATCAGGTGGTGCGACAGCAGAGTCTCATCGGGCTGCCAGCGGCTGCCGGTCCACACCAGCCATTTGCCCCACGCCGCGCAGTACCGCCAGTCGTCGGCGTAGCGGGAAGTGAAGGACAAAGCCAAGGCATCGTCCGTCGCCCACACCGTGGCTTCCTGCGTTCGCGCGGTGTTCAGCGGCTTGATGCACATGCGCGGGCCAGAGGCGATGAACCCTTGGATGTCGAATCCCTCGCCAATGGCATCGGCAGCGTCCCAGCCGTCCGGCTTGTCGTCCGGTGGCAGCAGCACGTCGCAGGACGCTGCGCCAGCCGTCAAGACGGCCTGCGCGGCTGACATGGCGTACTCCCAGCCTGGCTTGTCCCGGTCGGGCCAGACCAAGACGGCCTTGCCTTGAAGCGGCGTCCAGTCGGTCTTGTCCACGGGTGCATTGGCACCATGCATCGCTGTGGTCGCCACCACGCCTGCACCGATCAGTGCCTGCGCGCATTTCTCGCCTTCGGTCAAGACGACCGTGTTGGCCGCCACCATCCCGGGCTGGTTGTACAGGGGGCGAGGCTCGGGCGGTGCCATCTTGCGACGCTTGGCATCCCAGGGCCGAAACTCCTTCTTGCGCCCGGGCGGGTCGTAGCGGTAGACGACCGCGATCAGTTGCCCTGCGGCATCGAGGTAGTCCCACTTGGCGGTGGCCGGGCCGAGGTCATCGACAGGCGCTTCCTTCTTGGCCTTGCGCGGCGGCGTGGCTGGAGCACAGCCGACCAGATCACTGGCATGCTGCAACACCTTCGGAAAATCGTGCAGCACATCGACGCCGAGATAGGCAGCAATGAGATCGAAGATGTCACCGCCATCGCCTGTCGCGCGATCGGTCCACAAGCCCGCCTTCTCGCCGTCGAGCACCACCTCGAGGCTGTCGCCCGGGCTGCCCAGCACATCGCCGATCAGGAACTTGCCCCGGCGCTTCTTGCCAGCCGGGAACAAGGTGAAGAGCACGGACTCCAGTCGCGCCAACAGGTCGGAGCGCACGGCATCGCGCTGTGCGCCGATATCCATGGCTGCTTCAGCGGGATCGTCGTTGAAATCAAGCATCGACGACCTCCTGACTGCTCGTTGTGGCTGCGGCTTGCTGGGACTCCATCCACACCATCAGTTCGCCCAGTTTGAATCGCAGGAGCTTGCCTACCCGGTAATGCGGAACCTGGAGACGATCGCGTTCCTTCGGATGGGTGAGCAGGTACATCTGCAGGTTCAGGCAATGCGCTGCCTCACGCGCATCGACCAATCGCTCACGCAGAACATCATTCACGGTGCAGTTCGTCATGCTGCGGCCCTCCAGCACCGGTCCTGCCAGGCGCACATGCGGCACTCGAAGTGCGTGGGGTCGTGGAATCCACGCGCCAACAACTCGCCCGCTTCGGTTGCAGATATCACCCGCAGACCGCGATCGGACATGCGCTGCGCCAGCGCCGCATCGAAGGGAACCAACTCGGTGTAGATCTCCATCGTGTCGGCGTTGATCGCCGTGAAGATCGCCGGGTTTTCGTGCAATTGCAGGTAGGCCTGATAAAGCACGACTTGCGCGTGGTAGATCGGCTTGGACACGGCCAGTCGGTTCTTTTCCAAGTCGCGCCAGGACTTCGATCCCAGGCACTTGTTTTCCCACAGTGCCGGGTATGCGAAGCCCTCAGGACCACCGACGATCACGCCGTCGATGTGGCCCCGCAGACGACCGTCAACAGCGGAAAAACCAAACTGATCACCGTCGGCCTTGCGCGTGCGCAGGTCAAAGCCTGCGGCCCGCAGCCACGTGACCATGCAATCTTCCATCACATGGCCACGCTCGAAGATGCGCAGGATGCGTCCCTCGGTTTCGCGGCCCGGATCGACCGGTGCTTGGGCGAACTCGTACTGCAGCGCACGCTCGCACGCCGCTCCCAGACGCGAGGCGCCGAGATACTGACGCGGCGTCTGTGTCGAACGCGTCTGCTGAAGACCAGCATCCACCAGCGCGGAGACCTGGCCGGAGACGCTCGAAGAGGAGTTGAAATCGATCATGGCTTCGCTCCCTTCGGCTCTTCCCACGGCAAGTCGTCCTCCAGATCGGCGAACGGGTTGGCCATGGGGTCGGGCGTGGATGCCAAGCCCCGCACGGGCGGGAACTTGGTTTCCTCGTGGTGTTCAACCATCGCATCGGTGTAGCAGGTGACGATTGCGTCAATGACCTGGAGGGCCTCCGCTTCGGAGTACTGCCCCAGGGGCTTGTCGAAACCAATCTCACTAGCTGCCTCGCCGAAGGACTTGAGGCATTTGCGCATCGCTGCGCGTTCAACATCAGAGGGATCGATCACTTTGACCTCCTTGATGTCCTTCATGCCGTCCTTCACGCGCGCCCAGTTGCCATAGAGCGCGTGAAACGCATCCTGACAACGGCGCGAACAGAAAACCCAGTCGATCGGGTAGCGCTCGGGTTTGCCGATGCCACGACGGTTGTCCGTGTGGCCGTACCCCCGAGCCTGTCGTTTGCAGACCCAGCATTTCACGCATCCCCCTTACTGCGCCCAAGCAGGCTTGCCCGGCACGGACGGACGCTGTGTCTGTGACGCAGCCGTCGGCGTTGCAGCCGGGGATGCCACCGGCGCCACTGGCGTGTATGCGACCTGCGCCGGGTGCGAGGTGGTGCCGGTCGCGCGGGTGTAGTCCGGGTGATCCGGCTCAACAGGGTTTTTCACGACATTGCGCAAGTCGCCCCGACCATCCTTCTCGACATCGATGCGGGCTACGAACTCCAGCCCATCCAGCTCATGAAAACCGGAAATGCGCCGAGCTGCTGCGGCCTGGGGCGAGTTGTCCTGCGGGCGGATGTTGCGGGCGCTGTTGAGAGCAGCACGCACAAAGGTGCGCCCCATGTTTCCCCAGGCGGGACCTTTCGCACTGTGCAAGCCAACGTTGCTCCACATCTTGCGGCGAGCGAATTCCCCCTCCAGGACGACGAACTCGCAGGACAGGTAAATCGAGCCTGTCTCGAAACTCTGGGTCGCGTAGCCACCGGTCCAGCCCTGATTGGGGTCGTCGTAACCACCGGGCTTGATGGTCATGCGTACCTTGGCCACCGTCCCCTTGGGGATCAGGTCGAAGGTCTGTTGCTGTTCGGCATCGTTGAAATCATTCCAGGCGGACATGGGTTACTCCTTGCTGTTTTTGGGTTGGGTGGCGGCAGCGCATTTCTCGATGAGTGCGCGCAGATCGGGTGGCTCCAGCAAGTCGAGCTGGCCAGAGCGGTCCTTGGCCGGGTAGCCATAGGGATTCATGGTTTGCGTGACGAAGGCGCGGTACGACGAACCGTCCTCGGCCTTCATCTCGGCCAAAGTCACGACTTCGTCGACGATGCCGGGCAGTTCGGCTGCGGTCTTGGCACCCTCGATCTGTGGGACGAACACCTTGCGGTTGAAGTCGTCCATGCGCTCATCGAGGATCGAGACGAACACGACGTGCTTGCCGCGTGCGTGCTGCAGGTGCATAAGTGAGCCCAACATCTCGGTACCGAGCAGTCCGTAGGCGCCACGTGTGTCGGGCTTGCCAGTGCGCTCGGACAGTGCCTGCGGCTGGGTCTTGGCCCAGATCAGCGCGAGCCTGGCCAGCACCGTGATGCTGTCGACAAAGTAGGTGTCGTACTTGGCCAACTGCGCCGGATCGCCATAGCGTTCACACACATGCTGGTAGTGGGCCTCGGAGAACGGCGCCTCAGGCGGCAGTGCCGGGTTCGGGCCGGCCAGAAAGACCACAAGATCTCGAAACTCCGGCCAGGTGGTCGGGCGCACACAGTCACCGCGCCAGTCCTTGACGGCGAGATCGCCTGCCTCGAGATCGACGAACAAGGTCGAGGCTTCTGGCAGCGTCTTGAGTTGGGTGGTCTTGCCGATGCCGCTCTTGCCGAGCAGCACCAGCTTCACGCCCTTCTTCTCGCGCAAGCGCTGGTCAGCGGTAATGATCGGAAGTGCCATCACGCAACCTCCTTAAGCTGATCAACAACAGCCGGGTTCCAGAGGATCTGGTAGCCGCTGTGTCCGTTGCGCGAGAACGGCATGGCCTCGGCCCATGCCTTGCCAGCTTCGGTGAGTTCCCACTCGTCGCGTTCATTGCGAAACTGGAAGCCCAGTAGCGCCAGTCGCTGGTTGGCGGCCTTGGCCGACGACCCGGCCAACTTCCCCAGCTGGGTCGCGTTGTGGGAGCACGTCGGCTCGTTGGCTGCAGGGAGCGCACGGCGCAGCGTCTCGATCACCAGCCCGGTGTTCTCCCGGATGCAGGTGAGCGTGGCCGCCATGGCGATGCCGGCCTTCACGCCAGGCACCTTGGCCACGGCGTCACCGATCAACAGCAGGGAGGACACGCGGTCCTGTGTCGGGGCCGGCAAAGCCGCGACCGGCGTGACGGCGTAGGTGCCGGTCTTGCGGATCGAGGGCAGGACCTCGCTGGTGACCCAACGCTTGAACCGTTTCGCGGCATCCTTGGTGCTGCCGAGGATCAGCGCGTACAGGCCCGACTCGTTGACGAAGCTCGCCAGTTGGACTCGGCCCAGGCTGTCGATGATGTCGCGTTTTGCGACGTCATCCGAATCGACGTGCTTGGCGAGCGCATCGCGCGGATTCGCCAGTTCCAGGGCCGCGCAGACGTCATTGGCGTTGAACCAGGGTTGGCCGGCGTCGTCGACCTGCAAGCGCAGGGCATGCGTCTCGAACTGAAAGGGGATGAGCGTGTTCATGGTTACTCCTTCCAGGCGATGTCGGAGAGGCGATCGGCCCCGAGGGCGCCGGCCTTGCGGGCGTTGATGTAGAGCTCGTCCAGTGCGCAGCGGCGGCGGCTGGCGATGGACTGCTCCTCGGATGCCATCTGAATGGCGAATGCCAGTTCGTCGAGCGTGGCCGTGTGGGTCGGCACGATCACCACTTCCTGGCCGGCGCGGTCCCGGTAGCGAATCTGCTCGGGCAGGTGGTCGGCGTAGAACGACGTGAGGTGCTTGCGCAGTGCAGCGGTGTTGTTGGTATTCATGGATCAGTCCTCGGAATCGATGGCCAGGTCGTAGGACGCCTTGCCGGGTTTGACGGTGCGGGCAGGTTCGAACTGCTCGCGCAGCGCGGTCGGCCAGTTGGTGAAGCGGGACTCAGGGACGCTGAACTCGATGTCCAGGTAGTCCTCGACCCGGTCGCCGGAATCGGCGATGCGCTGGGCGATGGCGGCAAGCTGCTTCTGGTCCCAGCTCACGCGCTTCGGTGTGTCGACGGCGATGCGCAGCAGTCCGTCGTTGAAGCGCACGGTGCCGAAGTCCTTGCCGGCCTCGGCGCGAGCGGCGCGTTCTTGCTCGGCGTAGCGGCGCTGCATGGCGGCGTGGACCTTGGCCTGCGCCTTCTTGACCCAGTCGACCAGCTGCGCAAGGTTGTGGTGAACCTCGCAGAGCTGGGCCGGCGGCAGCGAGGCCAACTGGGCATCCGACATCTTGGACAACTGCTCGGGGAAGATGGTGATTTCGTTCATCGCCTTCTCCGATCAGCGAACCGAGCGTTCGGACGTCGAGTCGTGCAGAGCATTGGTCTCGAAGTCGATGACGGCGTCCAAGGGATAGCTCACCCGCTTGGACAACTTCAGGTACTTCGGGCCACGGCCCTCACTGCGCCAGCGCTGCAAGGTCTTGGGGCTGATGCCCCAGCGCTGCGCCAGTTCGTTCTCGTTGAGCACCCGACGATCGCCGGGTGAAAGACTGTTGACCGCGTCGCGGGACGACTGCGGATTGGGGGTTGCCGGTGTCGGCATGAAAGCCTCCTATGACGTTGTTGAGGAACAGGTGTCATTGGAGAATTCGGGTGGCGAACATACGAGGGACCGAATGGCGAACCACGCGGAAACTCCTGGTTCGCCAATGCCCCGGGGCGCAGACGCACAAACGGCGAGCACATGGCTCGCCGTCTGGGTGATGTCGGTACTACCTGCCGATCAGATCGAGAAGCCGAGCGCTTTGCGCTGCTCCTCCCAATCGCGCGGCAATTGGTCGTGCCGCCCGCGAAGGGTCTGCAGGTTGAGGTGACGGGGCTGCTGCCCGTCCAGGATGGATTCGATGATGTCCGGCGCCAGCGTGGTCATCCGCAGCACCTCCGCCACCCAGCCTTGTTCTAGCTTCATGGACCGTGCGAGGTCCGTGATGGTGGCGAACTCCCCCTGATCCAGAAGCTTCTGCCAGTAGAAGGCTTTGCCCAGGGTGCGGATCATGGGGATGTCTTCCCCGCCCGCGCCCAGGACTGACCGTTCGCCCGGGGGAGGAATCATCACCTTGCGATATTGCTTACGCCGAATCGTCAGTGGCACCATGGTCACGCGCTGCTGCCCGGTGACGTAGTTGCGCGCCTCGACGCCGACTTCGATGCGGATGCTGCGCAGCTTCGGATTCGCCGGCCGCGCGACCGGCTTGTCGCTGGACGTCATGCGCATGCCTCCTCAGTCAGAGCGGATTCCTCGACCAGGGGGTGGTTGGCGATGTCTGCCCCGAGACCGATCCACCCGTCTTCACGCCAGAGGATGTCCAAGCCGCCCTCATGCAATTGGACGCGCTCGATCATCAAGCGCGTGATCCGCTGTTGCTCCTTCGGAAACAGCTGGTCCCACACTGCGCCGATGCGCTGCATGGCCACGACCACTTGAGCTTCGTCGAGGTTGGCGCCCTTCGGGTGCTTTTGGCAGGACCGCCAAGTGGCCACCATCAACTCCGGCGCCCGAAGCGCCTTGTGAATCTGCTCCAGGACCGCCGTTTCGATCTCGGCGGCAGGCAGCGATCCGATGTCGGCGGCACCGGGCGCAAGGGTCGCGCCGGCGCTGCGCCGCTTGTGCAGGTATGGGACGTAGTAGCGGTACAGGCGCCCGTTCTTCTTGCGGGTGTAGCTGTGGATCATCAGTTGTCCGTCGGGCGCGTGAAGCAGACCGGCCAACAGTGCGGGATGCTGGGTGATGCCTTCGCGCGGACCGTGCTTGCGACGCTCGACGAAGGCGTGGGCAGCGTTCCAGAGTTCCTGGTCGATGATGGCGTCGTGCTGGCCCGGGTAGCTGGTGCCCTTGTGCTGTATCTCGCCCAGGTAGATCCGGTTGCGCAGCATCTTGAAGAGGTACTGCTGGTCGATCGGCCGACCTTCCCGGAACAGACCGCCCTGAGTCTGCCATGCCTTGGTGGTGCGTCCTTCGATCGCCAGCTCACGCACGATCTCCGCAGCCGACCCATGCTCGGCGTAGCGACGAAAGATGTCCCGCACCAGGTCTGCCTCGGGCGCGTTGATCACTAGCTTGCGCTCGACGACGTCGTATCCGAGGGGTGGCATGCCGCCCATCCACATGCCTTTGGCCTTGCTGGCAGCGATCTTGTCGCGGATGCGCTCGCCCGTGACCTCGCGCTCGAACTGTGCGAAGGACAGCAGGATGTTCAAGGTCAGGCGTCCCATCGACGTCGTCGTGTTGAACTGCTGCGTGACCGACACGAAGCTGACCCCATTGCGGTCGAACACTTCCACGAGCTTGGCGAAGTCCGGCAGGCTGCGCGTCAGGCGATCGATCTTGTAGACGACCACGATGTCGACGCGGCCGTCCTCGATGTCCGCCATCAATCGCTTGAGTGCGGGGCGATCCAGGTTGCCGCCGGAAAAGCCGCCATCGTCGTAGCCGTCCTGCACGGCGGTCCAGCCTTCATGGCGCTGGCTCGCCACGAACGCCAACCCGGCGTCGCGCTGCGCTTCGAGGCTGTTGTAGTCCTGGTCCAGCCCCTCGTCGGTGGACTTGCGGGTGTAGATCGCGCAGCGCTTCCTGGGCGCAAGCGTCGGTGGCGCAGGTGCGGTGCGATGGGATTTCATGCGGCCTCCTTCTTCTTGGTCTTGAGGCCGAAGAACAGAGGGCCGGACCACGGGCACCCGGTGATGACCTTGGCCACCGCCGTGAGGCTCGTGAAGCGCTGGCCACGGTATTCGAAGTCGCGCATGCCACGCACCAGCACCTGGTGCTCGACGTCGTCGTAGACGCGCGTGAGGATCGTGCCGGGCAGCAGGCGATCGGCTTCGCGGCGCAACCGGGGCGGCAGGATGCCGGTCTCGCCGATCTCCTCCAGCTTGCGACGCACTGATCCCTTCAGGCCGCCGAAGGCGCG